TTTTTATCCTCCTACATATATATTTCCCAACTTTAACAAAAATATTTTGGCACAGCAATACATTTTAGTAACAATATGTATATAAATGTAAAGAGACTAACTTGCGTTAATCTCTTTCATCTTTGCATTTATTAATTTGTCCAGCTTTTTACTTTGTCTCAATATTATGCTATATTCTTTATCTTCCCTTATCATTCGTTCTAGTTTAACTCGGTTACGTAATATTAGTAAATCTATACTCATATACATCACCCTTTTCATTATAGCATATTATGTTAATTATGTGTGTCGAAATTTGTCGAACACTTTATTTTTTTACATTTTTCGACTTTTCTGTTGATTTTAAATTTAAAACTTTATATAATCACTATAAATTATTTTTACGGAGGATCTATATGAAACACTTAGGATTTTTAAATTATATTAAAGAACGATGGTATATATTTCTTATCATAGCAATATTATTTATTGGATCAAGTATTTTATTATTTAATTTTTCGAGACAAACTCCTGATAATTTTGAAACACAAGAAATCTTTATTTTCGATATATCTCTTAATAATTGGGGAATCTGGATAACGGCATTAGGTGGAGTTTTAGCATTATTTTGGGGAATTTATCAATTTGATAAATCAAAAAATCTTTCTCAACAAGAAAAAGGTGCTGAAATTGCAAAATTATTTTCAGACGAACTACTAAACAAATGTTATATAATAGGCACGGTTATTAGTAAAAGTAGCTTAGGAGATTTATTAGATTTAAAACATATTAATATGAATAATCTAAAGCGCTTTGATAGAGAAGAAATTTCAAATTTATATGAAAATCAACAATTTTGGAATAGTTATGAAGATTGCTTTAATAACGGAGATTTACAACTTACATATTTACATCTTTTAGAGCATAGAATTTCCACAAAAAGTATAAAAGAAATTATATATAAAAATTCAAAAGAAATCACCTCAATTATTGAAAAAATAATGTCTAAAAAATATTCCAAAAAACAACTTAACGACTTAAAAGCAAAAGGGCTACTTCATATCGAATTTAAAAAATTTTATCTGCAGAAACATTCTATAGATGAATATAATAACCTATATAAAAGAACCTATACTGACGAAGAAGCAAGGAAATTATTTGTATTAGACAATCAAGGTTTACCATTCCGTTTTGGATCACTAGTATCGGACGTATTAAATGAATTAGAATATATATGTATGTATATTTCTAGCCAATCCGCAGGTACGTACTATATCTATCAATCTCTGCACCAAATTTTCCTAAGAACAGTAAAAACATTAGCAGCTACAATTGGGTACTATAATAAAAATTATGCAGATAAATATTATACTAATATTATACATGTTTATGTAGAATGGCAAAAAATTAGAAAAAAAGATGGAGAAAAAGAAGAAAAAAACAAATTAAAAGCTTTTAAATATTTAGAGCCAAAAATAAGAAGAGTATAAACTCTTCTTATTTTTATTTATTGTTTTCCTTATTATTGCCTTTATTAGAATCTACATCTAAAGGTACATTTTCCATCCAATCTTGATACATATATACCCCCTCCTTTTATATCTTATGTACAAATGTGTTTTTTAGTACATTAATTATATAAATAAAAAATATAAAATTCAATATTTTTTGATAAAAAATGTTCATTTATTTTTAATGTGTAATTATACGAAAATAAGTAAAAATCGACCTTTCACAATCAATTTTAAGCCGTTTTTATATTTTAGTAATATAGTTTTATGCCTCTGTTTTAAATGGTTTCGAGTTTTTTTGAAATTTTTTTATTTTTTTTGAAAAAACTGTTGACAAGTCGACACGACTATGTTAATATGTATTTAACAAAACGAAAGGAAAAGATGTAAATATGGAAAACGAAGATGTTGAAATAAGAACTACAAAAATATTATTTGCCAAAAATGGAAATGGATATACTACAACCAGAATAACATTACCAGTTCCGTGGATTAAAGAACTAGGTTTTAACGATGCAGATAGAACAGCAACACTAACATTTGATGGAAAAAAAATTATTATAAATAAGGAGGATTTTAAAATGGAAGGAATTATTTTAGAGAAAGCGTATGTGCAATATGATCAAAAAGGAAATTACGATTTTACAATTGAAAGTAAATATACTAATTTTGACAGTTATGAAGAAGCAAAAGAATATGTTGAGGATAATATAGAAGAAGATGTTGAGTATTATTTCTATAAAACACAAGAAGATGTCGATAACAGTGAACATTTTGAAGTTGTTATATGCAATGACTATGACAAAGAAAGAATTGAAAAAATGATGGATGAAATAAGGAAAGAAGTATTAAAAAAAGAAATGTCTTTATTAGATGTTGATAATGCAATTAAAAATATTACTGGAAGTACATCTAGTGCATTCGATTACACTGAAGATGTTTTAGATCAAACAAGTGCTTCATATTCTATTAAAACAAAAATATTAAAAGATAAAGAAATTAACATTAACTTTGATATTGTTAAGAATAACGAAGATCCGTTAAAAATAATTGTTTGGACTTGGGATATTTGGGAAAACTAAAAATAAGAGGAAGAAAATTCCTCTTATTTTTTTATTTATACACTACGTGTTAAAGTTAAACCAATTTTTTTAATAAATTTTAAACTAATAATAGTTTAGAAAATATTATTTTTATTTTAAAATTCATTAAAATACATTACATGTTATAGTTAAACTAGAAGGTAGACTAATTTAATATAGAATCTACCGAGTTATTGGAATTGAATTTATAATATACTATGTTTATATTCTTGTCAATATTTTTTTAAATTTTTTTGCAATAGTCTAAACATATCCAACCGCTTTTTGTTAATCCCCAGTTACTATGCACCTTTGTAACATTACAAATTACACCTTTTCTGTATCCATTGTAGTAATAATTACCACAAAGCTTATTTTGGTGCCTTGCGTTTTGAGTTAACTGTTTATATGTCTTTGCTTTATAATTTGTTCCTGCACCTGCTCTGACATGAATATTAGTGCTAATTTTGTATTTTCCTGTTGTATATGTTTTTTGAGTGGATGTAACTTTTTTATTCGGATTTATAGAAGATAAATAAGCTACACTTACCCATTTGCTTTCTCCTATTCTTGCCCATATTCCATTTGTTTCATACACTGTAACTTCTGTGCCATTTTTTAGACTTCCTACTTTAGCTCCTCCTGGCGAATTTCTTACATTCAATGTTGTATTTACTTTTACATATCGAATATATGTAGCTGTAGAAACTTGCGTATCTGTTGAATTATTTGTATTTACTGCATTTGGATTATATTTATAACAGAAAAATTGTTTATAATTAGCATATTTTTTAAAGTTATTTATACTACAGTATACTGTATTTCCATTAACAACAACTTTCCCCCTTCTTGTAGAAACATCAAATTTCCCAGAGTATAAATAAGGATCATATATTTTTAGATTATCCCCATCTACTCCAACAATTACTATATAATGCCCTCCGTAAGTAAAAAGACCCGCACCGCAAGAAACAACAACATAGTTATTATCTTTTAATGCATTTATAGCATTATCAAAATTTCCGGTTTCTTTATATTCAATATTGAATACATCTGCAGTCCATTTAAAAGCACTCCAGTATGTTCCACTATTTTTAGAACGGTAGCCATATTGAACATACAAGTCTGCCATTTCTTTTGGAGTTATATTACCTTTTATAGAACTTACAACCATAGCAGCACTTGTCGGACCACAACCGGAACTTCCAATTGTTTGGCTATAATCTCCTACAGAAGAATATATATCTTTTTTCCATCGCGAATCAATTTGGGAATAATATGTTAAACCAACATAATCTCCTAAAGTAATATTTGGTGCTTTATCTGAACCATTATACGCAATTTCTCCTTGTTCCTCAAACAACTCGCTTTCTGTTTCTTGCGTTTCAACCATTTTTTCTTCTTGCTCTGTTCCTTCTGGGATTTCTGTCGTGGACTGGTTATCTACAATATTATCCACAGTATTTACCACAGTTTCCACGAAATCAGCAATTTCTTTCACATCTCGTTCACTATAGTTGACGCCCCAAATCGCACTAATTACAGCTAAAATAATTGTTACTATTGCAGTTATAATCATTTTTCTTTTATTATTATTCATAACTGTTCCCTCCTAATCAATAATTTCGAAATCTTCCACTTTTTCTACTAATGTTTCTACAAAAGAATTGCCTTTTAGCATCTTGTATTGTTTGTAGCTATACTCTATACTTTCCAGTTGCCATTTGGTTATTTTTTTAGTATCTTTACATCTATCGTATATTTCTAAAATGTCGTTTCGCAGGCTACATTTTGTTGCTTCTATTAGTGCCTTTCCGAATTTATATATTGCTGTAATAAGGGTACAGATAAATACTATCTGTACCCAATAATCTTTTATAAAATTAATTAATGCCATTATTCAGCCTCGCTTTCTGCAACTTCTTCTGTTACTTCTGTATCTTCTACTACTGCGTAAACTTCTTCTACTTTTAGTGTTAAATTGCTGTATTCTTCGTCCGTTATCTTATTCATTGCATAAAATACATTTAATTTGTTCTCTATGTCTTCTTTATTTGCATAGTATTTCTTTGTTATTAATTTTTCTAGTAATGTTGCTATATTCATTCTACTCCACCTCCTTTTCCAAATCTGTTTGCATATTATCTAATAGTAATGCACTTGTTTCTGTTGTACTTAATAATGCTTCTATGTTATCTAGTCTTGCATTTTGCTGTTCTGCTTGTTTTTCTAGTAGTTTCTTTACATCTTGTACATACTCTATTTCTATCTCTGTATTGCCTAAGTTTGTTTCTGCCCAAATGTTGTTTATACCTTCAAAAGTTTTTGGCAATTCGATAAGTTGTCCTAGGTCGATTATTTCTGGTGTTGCTAATACATAATATACTTCTGTATCTTTAATAATGGTCTTGAATTTATCTATTGTATCTATTTGTAATTTAATTGGTGTTCGGATATAACTTGCCCCTGTGTCAGAAATTGAAATTCTATTATCCAAATTGTAAAGAAATTTATTGGATTTTGTTTCAAAATATTTTTTAGGATATAAATTAGGTATAACACATGTAAATTCATTGTAGCTGTCTGTTGTAGAATTTATTATAAAATTTTCATTTCCAGTAAAAATATATTTATTAACATTTTTTTGTAATACAACATTTCCACTTCTATCTATTAGTAATTTGTCTTTTATTGTATCTGAAATTGCACATAGTTTGTTGCCTTTTAAATCTATGTTTACTGTTTTTTCTATATATTTCTCAAATGGCAGGTTCTTTTGCCTTGTAAGTTTAAAATTTGAAGTCACTGTTCTTTCTTCTTCTCCCCAGTTTGTTAAACTTCCGCCTATTATTCTTATTACATATTTTTTAAATAAACTTTTATTTACTTTAAAACTTGCACAACTTTTTTGAGGACCTATATATGTTATACTTCCATCTACTTTTACGGCTTGTATTTCTGTATAAAAATAACGATTATAATTACTTTGATCTAAATAATAAGTTTCTCCATCTTTCAAGATGTCAATTATATTTTTCGATTGAATAACCGAAAAATAAGAATATTTGGGTTTTCCGGAAATAGTTATATTTCCATTTGCTTCAAGTTTTATAGTTATTCCAGAAGTAGTACTTGGGGTATTTAATATTTGTGTATAATTTAATAAATTACTTCCCGTATATTGTAATTTCACGCTATCAACCTGTTCAATTGCCTGCGGATAGTCCGGACTTGGAGATGCGATTTTCCCTGTATATGGCTCAAAACCAGTTTGTGCTGTTTTGGATATTACTGGATACAATTTTAAATTGTTTGCAACAAAACCTTTTTTAAAAACAAACATGCAATCAAAACTTGCATTATAAGTTTCTGTATCTTTGATAAAATTAGCAGCCTGATATCCTCTTACATTATAATAATCTGTTGGTGTGTATCCTGTACTTTTTCTTCCCTGTATTAACATATAGTAACTTTCAATAGACTGATTTATATTATTAAAATTGTAAAAATAATAATTTCCATCTTCTAAAACACTTTTTAGACTTTTCTTTAGATATGTAGTTTTTGTTGCAGTTCCATTTATTGTTATAGAACTATCATTATTTAATGTAGCTTTTAGTCCATTTTGCTCTAACGAACTATTACCAAATAACATATCGGATATGTCGAGTATATTCGCACCTGTAGTAGTTCCTTGCTTATACATTCCGCTAATTCCTGCATTAATAACTCTGCAAGGCTTTGCGTCTTCTATGTATAGCTCATTTCCACTTATTTTCTCTGTATCTAGTGCATTAAACAAATCTTCTGTTTCTGTTAAAACACTTTCTGCGTGTGCATCATATTCTGCTATTTTTTCTTCTGCATTAGAATTAAAAGCGTTAATTTTTTCTGTGGAATTATTGTTAAATTCTGTTATCTTATCGGCTGTATGTGTATCTATTTCTGTTTTAGAATCCTTTACAACTGCATTTTTAAATTCTGTTTTTTCTTCTTCTGTAAAGTAGTCTGTTCCTGCAACAGGTTTATCACCTTTGTCACCTTTATCCCCTTTTTTGCCTTGTATGCCTTGCTCACCTTGGATACCTTGGATTCCTTGTATTCCCTGGTCTCCTTTTTCTCCTTTGTCACCTTTATCACCTTTGTCACCTCCTTTTGCAGAACATACCCAATAGTCTGCTTTGGTTGGTAAGACTCCTTTTGCCTCTGCTACTTTTAATGTGTAAGAAGATCCTTTATATGTTACCTGATTTAGTTTAGTATATGTCTTGTTATTGTCATATTCGCCTTTTAGGGTTATTCCTATTCGCCCTAGTACTCTATCTTCACTAGCCAATTTCTGTCACTCCTTCCTTAAAATCACCTGTTTCTCCATCATAATATAGTGCTATATTAGATAAATTTGTTGCTGTTACCCCGTATATGTCCATTTCATCATCTACATAAAACTGCGGTAGTTGTATTGCTGTTGCCATGTTTTTTACACCTTCAGCTATATCGTTCAGCTCTGCTGTTTTTTCTTCTGCTAAATCTTTGTAATCCTCATTTAAATTCTTTATTTCTGCAATCGCATTTTTTGTCTCTTCAGCTCTGTTTTCTTCTGCTTGTGCTCTTTTTTCTTCGCTTTCTGCTCTTTTTGCTTCATTTTCTGTTCTGTTCTCTTCTGCGCTCTTTCTGTTTTTTTCTGCTTCAATTCTGCTATTTTCATTTATAATTCTATCGGATTCATTTTTTATTCGTGTTTTTTCTTTTTCTATTCTTTCTTGCTCTGCTTTTTTTCTTTCTTCTTCTTTCTGTAGTCTATCTTTCTCGGATTCATTTCTTATTTTTTCAGAATTAGTTCTATTTGTTTCAGCTTCTTGTCGCTCTTCTTCCTTTGCAGAAATTGTTTGCTCTAATTCGTGCATTTGTGCTATTGCAGAATTTGCTATATCTATCCATTCAGCATATTCTTCTGGGATTGTTTCTGTTGCATCTATAGCTTCGTAAACTTGCATTTCAAAAATTTTGGATTTAAAAACTTCTTCATTAGCAGTTGTTATATGCAACTGCATTTTTATTGGCTTTGCTACATCTAATAAACTATTTTTTACATTAAAAATGTAGCTTTCTTCTTGCTTTTCAAGATTTATAAAATATTTTTCTTGTTTATTTTCTTTGTTATATTTTTGTATTTCTAATATTGCCTCCCCTACGATAAAAGCAGATAGCTTAAATACTATCTGCTCTATTTCATGCTCTCCAGCAATACCAAGAAAATTATGTTTTCTGGATTTTATATTTCTTGTTTCTGTATCAATATAGATATTATTTTGCACTCTTTTCACTCCTCTCTGACTAAATATCCATGTACCGTAGCATGGTATATATATGCTGTTCCGCCACCTTCATAATGCATTTGCACATTATAACCTGTTCCATCATAGTCTGTTAATTTTTGTACTGGAATACTACTTAATTCAAAAAAATCTGTATAATCCAAATATCTATAATTGCTTCCTGACCATGTTTGATGTTCAAAAAGCAATTTATTGTTTATTGCTATACCTGCCTTTGCTGTTGTATTTGTGCTTACATATGCAGATATTTTATACATCTTTTTATATCCATTTGGAATAGTAATATTTTTAAAAATATTGGCAAATAACCAATCGTTATAAGCTTCAATAACTGTTTTATATCCAGCTTCAGTCATAGTCGCTTGATTCCACATAACTGTGCTTCCAATATAAATTATATCTGTGTTTTTGGATTTTAATGTTCCTTTTATTTCAATGTCTCCAATAACAGTTCCTCCAGTTTTATCAATTTTATTTCCTACAGTTCCATCTCTTTTTTGTTGTCTCTGTTTATCAGTAAAATCAATTCTTAAATTTCCAGTTTTAAAAGATACAAAATTTTCGTCCGTTATTGTTATTGCACTTATATAACTATCGTATATGCTATCTTCTGTCTTTATCTTTATTCGTCTTCCTAAATATAATTTAGAAACATCTATAAGCTTAGAAGTTTTTGCTATACTAAATTCTACTAAATGTTTATATGTATTTGCTTTTATTGTGTTTAAAGCTTCTTCTTTTGCATTTTCTAATGTGTCACAGCTGATTGTTTCTATTCTTCCAAAGATTCTATTTGGATTATCTTTGTCTGTTGTTGTGGCTCTATCTGCTGTTAAATATAAACAATAAGTTGAAGAATCTGCTCTTATATATGCTTCTACTTTTGTTACTGGATCAACTTCATAAATTTTGTTGTAATTTGTAACTTCTGGAAGTGTTGCATCTATTAGCATCGTTTCTTCTAGCTTATAACCTATATCGATTTTTAATCTTTTATTTATTATAGAAAACTCTGTGTATATATCTTTGTATTGTCTGCAATTAATTAAGAAAGTGTGGAAGTTATATAATCCATTGTCTTCGTCTATGGCAACAGAAGATTTTGTATTACTATGTATATACACATCTATGTAATCTAAATTTAATATTGTATCATTCGTATTTACAAAATTTTCTAAGATTGCATCTGCTATAAAATTTTCAATTCCTTTTTCTTGCATTTTTTCTTTATCTTTTAATATTACTTTTCTATCAAAAATATTTGATATGTCTAAGGCTGAAACTGTTACACAAGTCTCATTTTTATTAATTGCTATATCTTCATCTACCACAAATAAAAATTGCTTATATAGTCCATTTAAGACTAAATAGCAACCTTTTTTTATTTTGTTTAAATCTGGTAATACAAATTCACTTATTCCATTTGTTTCTTCGTCTAAATTTAGATTGTAATCACATACATTGCAAACAGACATTATGTCAAGTGTTTTATTATCTACTACATAAAGTTCCATATATACCTCCTAAAAACATCTCTTAGCAGTTTTATCTGCACTAATCCAAACAACAGCTCTCTTTACTTGTCCGTTTATATTAATAAATGCTTTTCCTCTTTTTATTACTCCATTTTTACAAATCTTTATTGTCTTTGCATTTCCTGTCAATGTGCAAATTACATTTCTTTTGTCTGTATAACTATTATTTGTTGTTACAATATAATTAATAGTAATGGAATTATTATTTTTAAATTGCTTGTATAAATTGTCTAACTGTCCTTGCGTAAATTCTATATTATTCACGCCTGTATTTAGGTTTTTAGACAATATATTAATATTATTTACTAATATATCTAATTTAACATTTGCTCCAGATGGATTTGTTATATTTACTTTAAAATTATCTCCAAAATTAAAATTATCTGCACTGCTTATCTTAGCAATATCTTTTGTTGTTCCATATATAACCCCCGTTTCAGTCCACAAGCCACTGTCACTTCTTCTACATCGTGTTCTAATACTATATTGTGTATTAGGTAAAAGCCCTGTTATTGTGTATGTTCCACTTTTATTATCGTTTGAAATGGAATTATTTACATCATTAGTCCATGCAGCTCCATTTAGACTATATTGAGTCCAGTCTCTTGCAGAATCTGTTGTCCATCTAACTGTAATACTATTTAGTCCGGTATTTCCTATATAATGGGAAGTTATATTTAAATATCTTGGAATTGTATCTAATTGTACTGTAGTACTTCCGCTTACTCCATATCCACTCATGGAAGTTCCAGAAGGTCCATTTACATATCCTTCTAAATAGCACCATCCAGTTCCATTGCCGTTATGACCTACAGTTACAGTCATACTCGCAACACATATCCAACCAGAACTTACACTACCGTACCAGGAACTAAAATTTTGAGTGCCAGCTACATTGAATCCAAAATTCCAAGTTCCTTTGGTTGTATATCCATCTGTTCTTGCTATATATAAAGATGCAGTTACTGTAGAAGAATTTGCATTGCTTCCATTAGAAAAAGAACTCCACTCAATTTTCCCTTTTAATGTGCTCTTTGTACTGTTTAAATTTATTGTTCCACTTGCCATTTTTTACCTCCTAATCATCAAAAATCTGAAAATAAATAGTTCCTTCTGGCAATTCTTTTGGAATTTCTGTTCCTGTTTGTATTTGTGTTTTTAACACAAAAGCACTGCTATCTACTATATTGTTTAATTCTTCGTTTATTTTTTGCAATACGATATCAGCTTCTTCACTTTTATCGTTTAAAGTCTTATCAAAGTTATCTAGTATCTGTTTGTATAAGCTTTCCAATTTTAAGAATGTTCTTCTATCTTCAAAGTCCGTTATAGCCGAATCTACAACCTTAAATCTAGCAAACTCAAATTGATAAATATTGCCATTATTAAATAAATCGTCTTGTTGCAAGATTGCATAGCTATTAGCATTTTTTATTAATTTTATTTTTGCTTGATTAAGTGCTATTTTCGTATTTTCTTTCGTTAAATCAATTTCACAAACAAGTGTATAATAACCAGTATTTGTAATATCTGTATTTGTTTCGTTTCCTATAATTTCAAGCAATCGACCTTTCACACAAAAAAAACCTTCTGAAATTGTAACCGATGTGCTTGTATAATTTAATTCACATCCTTTAGTAATTCCGCAATTTCCTTGTAAAAATGTATCAATAAAATGTGCAAAAGCTTGTGCTTCAAATGTTTGTAATTTAAAAACATGTCCTCTTAACATAAATAATCACCTCTTTTAAACTGTTATATATTGCTCATAGATAGTTAGTTTTGCATTCAATATATCTGTGTTAGCCTCTAACTTAATCTCCGATGTTCCTTTTGGAAGATTAAAGAAATTAATGTTATTTAGATCTAATAAATTAAATAAGTTTTCATATGTGTTATCTTTATTGATTTTTTTTATATACATATCATTTTCTTTGGTAGAATATACTATTTTCTCATTTTCATTTAATGTAATGTTAAATGTTACCTCATATATCTTTTTATTATTAACAATAACTTCCATTTTAGGATTTTCGATATATCCACCAATTTCCAATAAAAATGGAGCTTCTACATGTCCAGAATTTGAAAAGATAATACTTCTATGTTCGTAATCAGCAAAAATTGGATCCCAAACAAACTCCCATCGCAATTCATCTTCAACATTCTCTACATTGTATATTATATTATTTTGCTTATACCAAAGCGAAGTGCAATTTATTGTAATTGGAGTTGTTAAAATGTTAAAGTCATCCTCTTCGTTTTTTTCTAGCTCTATAACATCTATATCTCTATAATACTCTATCCTATTTATATTTTTAGGCACATAAATAAGTTTTAAACTAGTTGCACACAATATAAAATCTATAAAATTTCTATATTCATCATATGTCATTTCATAAAATTCAAGTTCTCCAGTTATTGTAGATTGCTCTATTTCCTCTTTGTTCTTTATAAATGTATTTCCAACTCGGACGTAATCATTGCTCTTTTTAAATCCTAAACCAGAAACATTATATAAAAATAAATTGCCATTTAATTTTTGACAATTTACTCTTTTTCCTATTTCAAAGTAAAAATTTCGTATATCCTCATATCTATAATTCATTATGCTCTAACACCCCACTTTCTGTTAATATATTTATATGCTCTATTTAATTCATCGTCTGTCATTTTTTGTGGATAAAAATTAACTACAATATTACTACTTCTATTATCTATATTATTTCTTATATAATTTTCATTTTCTTTTTTTGTTAATATTCTCTCACCTTCATGCAATCTTGCTACATAACCATTGTATGGAACATATGCTAAACCATCCGCATGTGATCCTTTTATAGTACTTATTAAACCAGTAATAGTTCCTGTTTTAGTAATACTTTTAAATGTCGACATAAAGCTATTTCCTAAGCTAGAACCTGCATCTTCCATTTTGGATTTCTGACTTTCTAATCCTATTTTCAAATCTGTAGCAATACTACTACCTTTTTCTTTATAATCAACTGTTTCTATTCCATCAATTCCAACTTCTGCTAATAATTTTCCTGCTTGATATGTTTTATCCGTATTGTTATTCATTGTTGTGCTTGCAGCTGTCACCATATTCATCGCAGAATTGCTCATCTTATTTGATTGATCAAATGCACTAGCAGTTTCAGTTCCTAATTCATTAGCAGCTGATTGCAGATTTACTGTTGTAGCAACAATTCCTGTAGCTTCTTCAATTTTTGCTCTTGTGGTTTCTGGCATTTCAGCAAGTGTATTCGAATATACAACTACGGAAGCAGAGGCTACAGCCTTCCAAGCTTCAATTTGTTCAGGTGTTAGCTCTTGCGTTGCACTTGTCATGCTTTTTAATTTATTTGCTAGCTCCTCTATTGTTTTTTTATCATTTTCTATTTGGTTGTTATACATTTTTGCATTTGCTTCATCTTGTATTTCTGTTGCATTGTTATAGTATTCTCTATATCTATTTATTTTTTCATTTAACAAATTTATCTGTGTTGTTATTTCTTGTGTTGCTGTATCCGTATCTTTGCTTAAACTAACCTTATTTCGTTCAACCATCTCTTCAAGTGACTCGGCTGTATTAGTAGTCATTAGTTGTAAATCATAATCGTATTCTGTTACAATATCTTGGCTATCCTTAATTATATTTTTTGTTTCGTTTATGCTTGTTTGTATTTCTGCCATTTTATTTAATTCTTTATCATAATTCAACTTTGCTCTAGATTGTTGGTACAATGTTGTTGCAGATGTTAATTCATTTCGTGCATCAGATACTTTTTTTTCTTGTTCAACTAAATTTTGCTCTTCTTCTGCTAATTTTTTTTGACATTCAATTAATTCTTCTGTTGCTTTTGTATATAACTCTTGTTTGCTTGTCATTATTGCACTAGCCTTCGCTTTCAAAATAGTTTGGTCAATTTGGTTTTGGATTTCTTTATAACTTTGTATTACATTACCATTTATTTCTATTTCTGTGCCAAGTGCAGAATTTAATTTTGTTACAATATAATTTGCTCTATCTTCATATCCTTCTTTAATCTTACCGTTTTCATCTGTAATTAATTTTAATTCATCCCACAAGGATTTATAGCCCTCAATCATCGTTAAATTTGTTGACAATTCTGTCTCTTTACTTGCCTTTAAATCTTCGAGTGCTTGTTTTTCATTTTTAATTTCTTGCGTATAGTCTTTAAGTTTTGTTAGATCCTGTGTATACACATTTGTTGCTATTTGCACACCTGCAACAACTAGCTCTGTTGCAGCATAAGCTGCTGTAGCTGCAATAGCAAAAGTTTGAAATCCAGATACATAATTACTTAAAGATCTTTGCCCTACTTTTACATTTGTTGTTAAACTACTAATATTAGTATTCATTTTTCCTAATCCAGAAATTATCTTTCCTCCTGTGGATAAGGTTGTTCCAGCTATTTTTAGTAATGGACCTATTGCAGTTGTAAGTGCAACTATTTTTATCGTATTTTGTTTAGTTTTTGAATCCAAATCGCTAAATTTCTTTATTGCCTCAGCAATCTTAGAAAGTAATGGCTTCGCTTGTTTTAGTAAATTTCTTAAGGATGGAGCTAATTCATTTCCAAACTCAACTCCTAATTTTATTGCTTCATTTTTCAACATTTTCATTTGTGATTCTGTTGTAGCATATCTTTTATTTACTTCATTTGTTAGTGCTGTATTTTCCTTCCACGCAGCAGTTCCAGTTTCTATGGCATTATTAAATAAATTTCCAGCGTTTGCTGCTCTTAATAGAGAATCACGTAGTCTAACTTCTGTTAACCCCATTTCAGATAGCATTGTTATAGCACTTTCACCCTTGTCTTCTGCATGCCCTAAGCCCTGAATGAATGCACTTAAAGCTCCTGCAGCATCTTCTTTCCACGCTTTTTTAAACTGTTCCGCTGTCATTCCGGAAACTTTAGCAAAATCTTCTAAGTTAGTACCTGCTGTTATCATATTTTTTAACTCTGTACTTGTAATGTCCAAGCTATCTGCTAGTGCCCTAAAGTCTTTTGGACTATTTGCAGCTAACAATTCCATTTCGTGCAAAGACATTCCTGCTTTTTTTAGTACAGTTTCCATTTTTCCGCCACCTAACTCAACAGCATTTTGCATTTTAACCATTGCTTTACTAATGGCAGATCCACCCATCTCGGCTTCTATACCAACAGAGCTCAGTGCTGTAGCTAAACCTAAAACCTGACCTTCACTTAAACCGACTTGTTTTCCTGCACCAGCAAGACGCATCGCCATTTCTACTATATCTGCTTCTGTAGTCGCAAAATGGTTTCCTAAATCAACAATACTAGATCCTAATTTATCAAAGTCATTTTGTGACATTCCCATTATATTAGCAAACTTTGCTAGTTGCGAAGACGCTTCATCAGCTGTTAAATTGGTCGCTTCACCCAGTCCAATCATTGCCTCAGAGAAACTTAAAATATTTTCTGTTTTAATACCCAATTGTCCAGCGGATTCAGCCACACCTGCAATCTCTGTTGCAGCTGCCGGCATTCTTGTAGACATTTCCAATATTCCATCACTTAGTTGTTGTAATTGTTCATCCGTTGCGTCAACAGTTTTTGCAACACCTGCGAACGCACTTTCATAATCTATTGCTACTTTTACGCTTGCTCCAGCAATTGCAGCAACACCTGCACTTGCTGCAGTTAACCCTGTTCCAATTTTTCCAAGCTTATCTCCAACTTTGGTAATTTTATCTCCTGCCTTTTTCCAGCTTTCTCCTAAATTGTTTAAAACATCAGTTTGCTTCTTTAATTGTTCGTTTGCTTCATTTAATACTGCTTTTATTTTTTCCTGTTTAGTCTGAGCATCTGTTAATCTATTTGCCCATTTTTTTGTTTCTTCAGAGTTTTCACCTAAAAGCTCTACAGCTCTTGCATATGCTTCTTGTGTATTCTCTACAATTTCTTTTTGTTTTTTATATTCCTCGTCTAGAGTTTTAATTTGCTCTTGCAATAAATTAGTATCATTTTTATTATTTTTCATTTGAGCTTGATTTAATTTTAATTCTTTGTTTAAAGAGGTTATTTGTGCTGTCGCATCTTTTATTGCACTTTTAAACCCTGTTACATCCGCTTCAAATTTTATTTCTTGTTTATTCTTAGACATTCCATCACCTCTTAATATTCTTTAGGATTATTTAAATAATTCTCAAATGCTGTTATGTTATCAGTTATATTCTCCAAGAAAGCAATATCACTTTCCCAAAATGTTTTCGGATCAATTTTATTTATGTGTACAAAAAAGACATACAAATCTGCTACACTGCATATTTGTATGTCTGGAACTTTATATTTTCTTTTCTTTCCGTTTCTTCGTAACTTTTATAAAACTTTCTTGGAATCTTAGTTTTTTCTTTTTATTAATAATTCAACGCCAATTTTATTTATTTCAAAAATATCTACATCTTCAATTAATTTTAAAAATTCATCAAATGTAATTTCTTCCTGCTCAGTTCCTAAATAACCAGCATAAATTACTTTATAATAATCAGAAATCCTAGGCTCTTTATCTTCACTAGCACCTCGAATTAACCCTAAAATATCAAAATCTTTATATTGCTCTTCAATTTTCAAAAGCGCCTTAGGTGTTATCTTTAAATTCACTTCTTTATCCTTAATTTTCATAATGTACTCCTTAAAATTATATTAATCAAAAATAAAAACGTCAGAAAATCGATTCTGACGCTTCGTTATTTTGTATTATTTTAGTTTATTTCTACATAATTCCCAATCAATAATGGTAATGTTACTTCTGCACCAAGTACGGACTCATAAGATGTATTTCCCTGTAGCTCTCCATATACAGTAATAATATCATCTTCTAATATCTTGCTTTCATTTTCATCCTTGTATTTATATCCTACCATTATAGTATCTTCGTAATAATCATATTTATTTTTAGTAACATTTAATCTTATTGCTACAGTTCCATCTTCTTCTTGTACTTGAACAACTTCACCTGTAAATTTTGCTCTTTTATTTATATAATTATTCGGATTTCTTGCTATTTCTTTAAATGTATACTCCTCACAACTATTCATGTATTCTTCCTTCGTTTCTTCTGGCTCAGTTATATCAACTTTCTCAGTGTTTTCACTAGAATTTGATTCCGATAAATTTGTTTGTGTATTTCCGCAACCTACAAAAAGTAATAAACTAAATAATAATATTATACTTATTCCAAATATTTTTTTCATTTACATCTCCTCCTGCAACAATTTTACATATAATTTCAAATTATTGCAAGAGGTATTTTTCGACAAAATTCGACTTATCCTTCAGTTTGCTTAACTAGCTCCGGTGTAAAATTAGTTAGCCACTTACTTTTTACTGTTTCATCCTCTAATTCACTTTCATATGCTTCATAGTAAAATTTATTATTACTATCTATCATTGCAGAAAATTCAAAGTCATCCATTGCGATTTCTGTTACTCCATTATCGACTTTTACAGATAATCCTTTTGTATTTTCTATTTTGGGGAATGCTATATATTTTACATTTCCATCCATATCAATAATCTTAGCAGCAAATGTAAATGGTGCAGAGAATGTGTCTGTTCCATATGCATAGATTCCTGTTTTTAACCCTTCATTACTCAATCCAATTATTTTTCGAGATGCTGGGATTTTAGCATGTCCTGTTATAGCTACTGTCATGTCGGTTATTCTCTTCTTTTTCTTTACAACTACCCCTTCACATTTTTTTACTACTTCTTCTGTGTTTGAAGATGCATCCACTGTTCCAATACACCCAAAAGAAATCGCAGTATTGTTATCGAATTGAAGTGAACCTTCTTGTATTTTATAATTTTCAAACTCTTCTACTTGTTTCATTATAAATCCTCCTCTATTTTTTTATTTAAATGTTTTAGTAGCCCTTCTGCTACTTCGTTTGTTTTACTTTTTAGCGCTTTTCCAAAAAATTCTTGAGCTCCTTTTCGTTTTTGGCGTTTTCCTCGCCCTTCATCTGGAAAAATTAAATAACCAAAATCTTTTGATTTTGGCTTTAAATGCGTTTGAACTTTTATTCCCAGATTAAATGTTATTTTATCTAGGCTTTCGGCATCTTTTGCATGTACTTTTGGTGCTTTTTTTACTCTCGATTTATTTTTGCTTGATTTTGGCATATTCGCATATACTTGCTTTTTTAGTATATTTCCAGCCTCGTTCCATAAATAATTATTTATTTCATATTCTGCTTTATTTGGTAATGCTTTTATTTTTTTTTCTAAATTTTGTATATTTTTAAAATCTAATGTTAACTCATTGTATTTACTCATATTATCCTCTTTCAGGTCTTTCGAATGTGAATGTAATCATATCTATCCAATCATTTGTATCAGCTAGTTGAAAATCATCATTTTCTGTTTCATTAAAATTTAAACCTAATTTTCTTATTTTATTTATTATTTCAAAATCAGAAATTTTTTGTTCTCCCTGAAATACATAGGAAATATATATTTTCCTAACATATCTTCCACATCCACTTTCAACTAGTCCACCTCTACGAAAAACAAAATAATTATAATCATCTAGTTCATTTTCATATATCCTCTTATTCCCAACTGGCAAATTAAATGTCTCTAATGCTGCTATTATTTTTTCATCGCTCATTAATATCACCTACTTTTTTATTACTTGTTTTTTGTAAATATAGATATATATTTTTATTATCACTAGAATCGCATTTTTTTACTTCATAGATTTCGTCTTCATTATTGATTTTTACTTTTATATTTTCTGGAATTGGAGAAAATGGAATTTTTACTTTTTTATCAATTGTGTACCCCAATGAATCAGCTATATTGTTATCACTATTTCTTATTGTTACATTTGCAAAAGGTCTTTTACCTTTCATTTCAATTTTCTCACCAATTTTCTCTTTTTTTGCATTTTTTAATATCTTAATTATTCCAAAATACAAGATTCCATCGTTGTAAGTCTCGTGATAATTTTTGATATTTCTTCTAAAATCAACTTTTGCCATACTTTACCTCTAGTTTTAATAAATTTTGTAAATTATTTTCGATGAAATATTCTTCTGAATTATTCCAAACATATCTCACATATGTCTTTAATAATCCTCTTGCTTGCAAATCCTCATCAAAATTAATAGATGTGCCAACATCGTTTTGTAGCACATCTATTCCCTGCTTAATTGCATTTTTTATTCTTTTGTCAGTATCTTCATCGTCCCAATTAATGTTACATTCTAATTTAATATCTTTAAAAAGTTCTTCATCATTTTCAAACTCATTTTCATATATCATTACATCACATCCTATTTCTTTGAATCATTTGTTCCTGTTGTGCTTACATTATTTGTATCTTCAACTGTTACTTCTGATATATCTAATAAGAAGAATGCATTATTATCTCTAGCTTTTCCGTTTGCATATAATTTTGTAATATATACTCTTTCATCATCTAAAAATCTAAATTCGTCTGAGTATTCTACTTTTTGATTCATTCCAACTGATAAATCATATTTTTCTGATAATCCAATTACAGCTTCATTTATTGCAACAGATGGCTCTTGTATTATATCAACTGGAAATGGAAATTGATTAGCTATGTATTGTCCTAGTGCATTTTTGGTTGTAGTTAAAGCCCATACTTTTTCCCAATAGTCAACTGGATTTACTATTAGAGTAACTTTTGTTACAACTCTTTGCCCATTATTTGTTAACTTAGCTATTATTTTTCCTAAAGTTTTAGGTTCAAAATTTTTAATTTTTATAGCTGTTTTTCTTGGAACAGGTTGTCCTGGTGTTACTGCTGCTTCTAAATCTCTATCCATTCCGTAAGGCTGATTAACACCTGTGCCTGTAACAATTGCCTTTACAAGACCTTTAGATATACTCTCTGTTAATATTGTTCTTATGTATGTTTCTAACCATGCTGGACCTAAAACTAAATAAGCTTTAGCAATTGGTAAAAATGCACTTAATTTGTATAGTGTTGTAGATTCTTTCTTGAATCCAGCTTCCAATTCTTTTTTTATTTTATCAGTAAGTGGTCCCCACCAAGCCTCTTCAACATCTCCAGTTCTTTTTATTACTTCTGTAATTCCTGTTACATTCATTGCTTTTATTTTAGAAAGTAATGGATGTGCTTCTACCAAATCATCAAAGACTCTGTTTATTGTTGTAGTTGGCATTCCTACTTCCATATCTGTTAACGCTTGTTTAACATTTTTTGCTTGCATACATTCAGCTAACTTTTCAAAATATTTAACCTCTTCACTTGTTAGTTGTTTTGCACCTCTATTAGTAAGTATCATCGTATCGTTTTGGAATGTAGCTTGTTCTTTTGTCACTTTCTCTGCAACTTCTTGTGCTACTATTTCCATCCATTCTTGCATTACTTCTGCTTGTTCTTCTGTTTTTCCTGTTTCAATAGCTTTTAAAGCTCTTTCCTTTATATCCTCTTTGTTTAATTTTTTTATACTCATTTCTAATCCTCCTTTAAAATTGCACTAAAAAAAGACTCAAAAACATTATTATTTGTTTCAAGTCTTTCTTCTTTTTTAATATTTAATTTTTCTATTATTTTGTCAGATATCTTTTCAATATCTTGTTCATTTAAGCCTGTTGTTATTTTATCTTGTTGCTCTAGTCTTTGTTTATATTCAATATTTTGTTGCACTAGTTGAGCAATGCTTCGTGTTGCAGATTGCTCAATTTTATCCGAAATTGGCATTAACACATCTGCAAATCCCATGTCATAGCATTCTTGTGCTGTTAAATATGTTTCCTCATCTAAAAGCTCTACTAATTTTTCTCTACTTATGTTCACCTTTGATAGGTACGATTCAATAGATCCTTCCATAATTTTATCTAAATCGTCTGCTGTTTTTCGTAGTTCTTTTGCATTTCCACCAACTGATGTCCAACAATTATGTATCATCATGTAAGCATTTTTAGGCATATATATTGTATCACCTGCCATTGCAATAACGCTTGCAATTGAACATGCAAAACCATCTATGTATACATTTATTTTAGCTGGGTGCTGTTTTAACAAATTAAACATTGCAATTCCTTCAATAACATCACCACCAAGAGAATTAATATGTAGATTTATTTCAGTAATATTGTTTAATTCTGAAAGCTTATCTTTTAAACATTTTGCAGAGTTAGATTCGTCATCCCACCAATAATCAGCAATATCTCCATACAAGTATAAATTAGCAGAATTTTCAGTTTGTTGCTTAATTTTGTTCATATTCATTTTCACCTCCTTCAACATTCATATAATTTTTAGTTACATAAGATTTATTAGCCCATTCTTCGTTTAATTGCTCTTCTCCTAATTTGTTTAATAAGAAATTATGCTTAAATCCTATTCTAAATATTTTATCTAAAGAGTCTGCCTCTTTTAGCCAATTTATAAATTCTGTTGTTATTAAATCCATCTTTACATATGTTCCGTTTAGATATTGTGCCTTTGAATATGCTTTTTTGTTTATTTCAGAATCGAACATACTTGCAAACGGTTTTAATGCATGTGTCATGTATATTTGTTCTTGTTCCTTTAGTTCATTTTTGTTTCCATATAACAAATCAACAGGAATGTTAAATATTGATGCTATATTTTCAAAAATTTCTTTTCCCGCTTCTTTCATATCGGAAACTTTATCTATACTATTTTTTTGACCTTTTTCATCCAAATTCGTCAAAGAAAGTCCTTTTTGTAATGCCAAAACATTTCTATCGCCTTCAACAAATGGTTTTATAAGATTATCAATTGTTTTTTGTAAATCATTTTCGCTTCCATCTTTAAAATTCCATGTAGAATCAAAGTTAACTATTATTTTTCTCATTTTATCTCTTACAAATGCATTTTGCATGGCACTTAAAATTTTAGAATAATTATTATCAATAGAGCTTATTAAAGCTGATAATCTTTCATCATTTAAACTAAAATATAAAACATCATTCATGTAAAATTTATCTTTTAGTTTATAATCGTCAATTACCACATTTTCAAAATAATAATTCTTTAATGCTAATCTTGTAATATCAAAACTATCTGCTATAAATAATTCACCATTTATCTCTATAATCAATGCTTCTTTTTCTCTTATTAATTTATTTAAAAATTTGAAATAAAAGTCATATTTGTTTGCATTTAAATTTGGCGCAACATTCAATTTATAATACATATTCTTTTTTACTTCTTTATGATTTTCAAATGTTTTAAATTCAGTACAAATAAAAGAACTTGCTAATAAAGATATTACTTTTCTTAGTCCTAGTTCCTTATAACAAGTTTCGTTTATTACATCTATACATTGACTTAAATACATTATATCTCTTTTGTTAAACCAACTTTTCATATAGTCGGATGCTTTTTCTATAAATCCCAAATTATCATCTCCTTTCAATATGCTTTTAACATTGACTTTAAATTATCTGTGCTTATTGTTTGAGTTTCTTTTAATTCATTTTGTATACTGGTTGCATGTGTAAATGCCATAAATCCATCATTTTTTCTACTTTGTTGCTCAATTTTTATAAACACTTTATTGCCATTTTTTCTAGGCTCAACTGCTGTATTATTTACATACCATCTCATTAATGTACTATCTCCGAAAATTAAATTATGATTTGAAAACCAATCTTCTAAGACTCCATAAACCATAGTATCAGTATATTCTCCGCTTCGTACAATAACAATTTCACCTGTCTTGTTTGTTGCACTTCTTAATGTAAAACCTATATTTTCAAAAGCTTCTATAAAGTAATTTGCTTTAACTTTATCTAATGCAATTGCAATTAAATTATAATTTGCCATTTGCTTAAGAAACCATTCAACAACAATTTCAGGAGGAATTGTTGGAGTAGATATCCATGTTATTTCACCTTTTTTATCAGCTTCTTCAAGTACTTCTTTTTTTACTAACTTTAAGTGTGGACTATTTCTGTTGATAAAAGTATGTGCTAGCCATATTTTTTTTCCATTTTTCTTAAAAAGTAAACCAACTCCGCAAAAATCTCTAACACTAGCATAATCTATTCCGCCAATGCATGCCTCATTTTTCAAATCCGGTATTTCTTTGTTTGTTGCTTCTATATCTTCCCATCTTGCAACAGCCCTTGTTTCATCTTGATGTGGTATATTCATTCTTTTAGTCATAAATTCATGAAAAAGCGAAGGTCTTAACTGTGCTTTTTCAAATTCATCTATCATTGTATTAAATAAACCTTTAAACTCATTTAATGATGGGTTTGCTTTTATCCAATTGCTTGGATTTTCTACCTCTTTCTCATTATCTAATTTACATATAAAAAATAAAGTTCTTGTTTTCTTTATCACTCCAGAAAAAACATCTTGTGCTTCTTTTTTATAGTCATCGATTACTCCGCCTCTTATATCTCCATCTGTTGTAATATATGTAACCCTCCAATTTGGTTTTTTCCCTCCACCAGATGTATGCACTTTTATATTTTTATAATCTTCATATGCATGTATTTCATCGAAGAAAACATGTCCAGGTCTTCTACCATCTTTTGTTTTAGAATTACTTGTATTATAATTAATCGTAGATTTAGTTGTTTTATTTTTTATCTCTTCTAATGTTATATCAAATGCTTTCTTCAGTTTTGGATTTTCATCTATTAAATCATGTACATCGTTGAAGCTCGTTTTTGCTTGCGTTTCAGAGGTTGCAATTATATCAATGTCATAATTTTTTATTCCATGTTGTTTAGTTGTCTGATAAAATATTTCTGTGCTAACATATCCATTTTTACCAAATCCCCTTCCACCTAAAATAAAAAATTCATTAAAAACAAGAGAACCATCTTTATAATAAAGTCCATATTCACAAGCATCTAAAAACTTCTCCCAATCAAGAAGTTTGTAATTAAAATATCTTTCTTTTGTTACTATTGCTTTTTCAATTTCTTCATGTTTTATTACGATATCTTCTGTATCTAGTATATTTTTTAGCCACTTTACTAATTGCTTCTGCTCTTTGCAAGTTTTTATTTCTTGTTTTTCTACAATTTCAAACCATCTATCAATGTATTTGTTATACTTCATATTCTTCATCACCTGAATCTTTTACTTTAGGTTCGGACGCTTTTATTCCTAAAAAATTTAATAATTTTATTGCTTGTAGATTAACTCTATTTAGTTCTGTTATGCTGTCATTTTTTTTATATCCCTCTTGTCCTCCCCCATTACACCAATAAATAGAGACTCCTCTTAATGCAATATCTTGATTTAATTCTTCTTCAATTTTTAAAAAATTCATATATTTTAATAATAAATCTTCCGTATATGCTGTATAATTATTATTCTTTATAAGCTGTTCTTTTAAATCTATGTATATTGTGTTGTTCTCATATTCGTTTGTTATTTTTTCTTCTTTTTTTTTGCATTTTTTTGAATTTTTTTCACTCATTTGTACTTCCCCTCCCCCCATTACACAAAATTAATGAAAAATTTGTTTTTATGACTAAGCTCCCCGTTCCAGAAACTAGCATTTTTACCCGAAAATTTTTGATAGGGGGTATTATTCTTTTTCCGCTTCTTCTATGTACGCTACTATTGCATCTACAGTTGCTTTGTCGAATCTCATATTACTTCTACTGCATCGTTTATCTATTATGTTGTATGTTTCTTCTTTATTCAGTTCTCTTTTTAGATCTTGTATGTTATATACTTGTCCGCAACAATCCTTTAATACAGCATGTTTAATACCTCTGTAATAGTTGTACATTAGCTCTCTAAATCTATTTGTTATTTCTTTTTCTAGGTATGTTTTTTTGCTTTTATTATTTATTTCTTTTAATTGTTTTATTGTATATGTCTTATTGTATATTTCTAAACGCATTGTACTTAATGTTTCTGCATTAACATCTACTGTATTTGTATCTGTCTCCGCTTCTATCTGTTGATTCTTTTCTATTGTTTCTTTTTGCTCTTCATTTATGTTTCTTGTTTTTGTCATCTTACCATCTCTCCTCATTTACAAATTTCTTTTTTTTATTATTGTTGTTAAAATTTTTGTTATCTAATATGTTGTGATGATGCACACACACAGTTATTAGATTACTTTCTTCATAGGCTAGCTCTGGATTTGTCTCTAATTCTTTTATGTGATGTATATCTAACTTCTTTCTATGTTGTTTTATTGTTAGCTTTCCTTCTTTCTTGCATTCCTGACATTCATGATTATCTCTTTCTAATATTCTTTTGCTTAAGTTAATCCATGTAGAGTCTTTGTAAAATTTTTCTTTTTCTTTGTTTAATATTAATAATCTTATCTGTTCTGTTGTATACATACTTATTCTTTCTTGCTAAAAAATATGGATCTATAATATCCACTTATATTTTTAAATTTAATTTTATCATTTTTATGCTCTTCACACGGACAATACAATACTTGCTCTATCTCTAATGTCTTGTCTTTAAATATGTCCGCATAGTTAAATATTTTAGCTATATTATATTTGTACCCCGTAAATATAAGTTTATCTCCTCTTTTAAATTTAGAATGCTCCATTTTAATTTCCACCTCGCAAACACTCGTTCTTAATTAGATATGGGCAGTAAACTTTTTGCTTTTTTATGCTTGTTATAACTAAAAAAGAACAGCCCTTGCACTGTTTCGGTAACTGTTCTTTTATATTATTTAATTTTTCTCTATGCTCTGCTTTTTCTTGTGCTGTGTACTGTTCTATTGCTAACTTATCGTTATAGACTAACTTTCTTGCACACATACTAATTCTCCTTCTATATTTTTTATTATTTTACAGTCTATGTTCTTATTGCAATTCTTACAGTTCTTTTCTTTAAACTCTTTTAATTTTTCTTCCATGGCACTACACACCTTCTTATATTTAAAATAAAAAAAGACTAACCACTTTTGGTAGCTAGCCCTAATTCAACATCCTGTTGCTTAATTTTTTATATTTTTACAATTATAATTATACTATATGTATTTTTATTATTTCAAGGTAAAAAATAGGTAAAAAATAGGTAATTTTTAGAATTTTATAAATTTAACATCTTATTTGTTGCTTTTTCAACTATCTTTTTTATTGCTTCCGTGTCTCTTGTTTGATTAAATAGCTTAAAGTGTAAGTTATTACCTATGTCTTCATAGCTTCTTCCTTCTACATAGAATGCAAATAAAATTTGTTTTTCTTTGTACTTTAAAGCGGATAATCTAATACTTGTTTCTGTTACTTTGTTTTCTAGCTCTTCTATTTCTTTTGTTAATTCTCTTATTCTTTTTTCCGCTTCTTTTTGTTCTCTCTCATTTAGCTCTATCATATCTATTACAGTTTTTTCTGTTTTGTTGCTTATTTGATTTTTACTATGTATATCACAATTTGTCCCAACTATTCCTGTTGTATTGCTTTCTAATCTCTTATATTGTGTTAGTCTTTTCTCATTTTTCTGTTTTTCTCTTTTTCTTAATTTTAATTTTGCTATATTTTGCTTATAATCTTTTAATAGCTCTATTAATTCACTTTTATTCATATGTACCTCCTAAATTTAATTATAATAATCGCCAATTTTATAATTGTTGTATTCGTTTTCTGTTATTGTTATCCAACATTCTTTTGTTATTTCATTTTCCGTTTTTTGTATTTTTATGTTATATGTAGCATTATGTTTTATTGGTATAGGTGTTTGTATTATTGTGCTTCCTATGTGGCTTGTTGTGTATGTATATGTTGTATATTCTGGGTTATATTGTTTATCTATTATTAGACCTTCTTTTTCCCCGTAACTGGACTCACAACCTGTTAATATACATAGTAGTATTGCTATACTTATAGTAGCTAATGTTATTTTTAATGTTTTATTTTTCATTTTCCTATATCTCCTTTTTCTATGGTCTATTAATTTTATAATCCTAATTCTTCTAATGTGTACTCTTTGTTTATTTCCATGTTTTTATACATTGTGTTTTGTTTAAACTCCGGTAAATAAAAGAGGTCTTTGAAAAAAGTATATCTAATGTTTTTTACTTTAATTTCTATGTATTGACCTTTTGAACCACAATGATTTACATATTTTTTCGCTATGCTGGTTACACTGCTTTTAAATGGTTTAATTACATTGCTTAAATACTTTTTTTCTTTTTTGTTTAATATATCTTTTACCTCTTCCAAATCATGTACGGTAAAAAATCTTCTTTTTGTCGAATCGTTATCTACAAATTCGACATAATAACTCCAACATGATGCGCCATCATTATTTATGTCATCATCGTGAATTTCCAGGATTTCTCCTATATTTTGTGTTGCTTTTATCTTTATTTTTTGTCCTTCCTTGAATTTATTCATATTTATTCCTCACTTTCTATTTTTTTTAGCAATTCTTGTAGCATAGACATATCTATATTATGTGCTTGCATTCTTCCGTACTCTAGACTATCACTATCTGCTATTACTATTCTTTGCTCTATTGATTCTTTTGCAAGTTTCTTGTATAAACTTATTTTTTCTATTATATCTACAATTTTTTCTTTTGGTATAAAGTTTTCTTTTATTCGTTCTTCTAACTTGTTGGCTACTGCAATAGCATTTTTTAGTTGTTTATTTTCTTCTTGTAATTTTTCTATTAGATTTAATGTTTTACATACTGTATCTAATATTCTAGATTCCTCGCCAACTGTTACTCTTTTTATTTCTACACTTTCATCATATTTTTTACATTTTTCTATAAATGTTTCAATATTCTTTTTTTCTTCCTTGGTCAAAAAAATCGCTCACTTTCTAATAATTTTAATAATCTCATTTTTATTATTGCTGGATCATATTCTATCATTTCCATTTGCAAACTTTCGTCTTCATTATGCTGTATTTCTCTTCTTTTGTTTCTTTCTATGTCAATATTTAATTCTTTTATTATATCTTTCACTTTTTGAATTGGAATACAATACTTCTCTTTTATCCATTTTTCGCCATTATACATTATATATTCATTTGTTTTTCTTGATTTATTTAATATTTTCTTCAGTTCAGCCCAATCACCATCAACATCAAATTCTAAAGAATTTTGCTCATTTTTTCTTGTGTTGTTTTTTAACTCTTCATTTTCTTTTAATATTTTTTTATAGTCTGTTAAAATATGTTCTATTGCCTCTTTGTCTTTATTGTCAATTGAATAATCGTTATTAAATTTTGTTGTTATCAATTTTTTTGTTATTGCTATATCTTCTTCTATACTATTTTCTTTCACTTAAAACACCTCCTAATATATACAGTTGTAAAATGTGTATGTTTTTGAACAATTCTTGCATTTACACTCTACTACTACATCTCCTGGAACATTGTATTTGTAATTATCATGCTTACATTTTGGACAAGTCCAAAGCAAATTAAAACTGGTGACTGTTTCTAGTTCAACATCTTCATCAGATAATTCTTCTATTTCCACTTTCATTTTATCCATCCCAATTCCTCTACTTTCTTATTTATTGCTTGTAGTTCTTGCATAGATAAATAGGCTTGTTTATCAAGTACTACATAATAAAAACTTGCAAATGACTTATCCATTAAATCAAATTTTATGAACTTACTATAATCCTTTCCTTGTTTTCGATATTCTATATAATAATCATTTTCTTCCAATTTTTTATACCCTAATTCTTCAAACATCTCATCTGCTGTTTTTTCTTTCACTATGTATCACTCCTCTCTAGTTCTAAATTTTCATATGCATCATCTATTTCTTTGTAACTTATTAAATTTTTTCGTAATTCATAAAAAACATTACTTATATATTCATCATCTTCTAATTCAAATATTTCTTGTATCATTGCAAACATATTCCATGTACAAATTCCATCTTCCCAAAATTCATTGTGTAATATAACTAATTCTTCTCCGATTTTATTTCCAAATTCTAATATTATTTTTTCTAATAATTCTCTATTATTTATTTTCGGATTTTTCATTAATTTATCAACAAATCCTTTATAATTTAATCTATATAAATCTACACTTATACTCATATCTTATTTACTCCTTTACTGCAAAATGCTCGATTATGTCTATTACAATATCTTTGCTCATTCTGCCTTTTGTGTCTTTTATCTCAAAAATTAACTTATCTTTATATTCTTTAACGGCTTCTTCTTGCCTTTGCTCTTGATATCGTTTAATATTTTTATATTTTTCTTCTAGTATGTAATTTTCTTCTTTTAGTTTATCTATTAACTCCTGTTTTATATTAATTTGTTTTTCGAATTTTGCAGAATCTTCTTGTCTTTTTTTATTTTCTTCTTTAAAAGTAACTTTATAATCATAGGACAACGTTCCCCTGACCACTCCTGTTACACCGCTGATCACATATTTTCCTTCATAATTATCAAGTTTTACTTCTTTCGTTATATAACCGTCTCCGGAACCG